CCTGCATTGACTTTAATTATCGTATGACTAAATTATCTGGATATGTTTCAGAGTACTATGGCGAAAAGGGTATAACTGATTTCAATAAGAACTTTGACCGTGTGCGTGAGTGCATGGCCGGTGATATTGATATCAGTGATTTCCTTTCTGCTTGGCGCACGTTTTATTGGCGCTGTGTACATCTGGCTCTAAACGAGAGTCCGTTAGTCAATGTTGTTGGGTTGAAGGAAGCCCTAAAGGTGCGTTGCATCAGCAAGGGTCCTCCTCTTACATATTTTGTGTTGAAACCGATACAGAAATCTATGTGGTCACAGCTTCAGAAGTTTTGGAACTTCGAACTGACGGGCACACCGATTACTGACGATCTCATTAATGAGCGGTTCTCAAAGTATATAGGTTGTTTCTTTAAATCAGGTGATTGGTCTGCTGCGACTGATGAGCTGAAGTCTTGGTGTTCTGATGTGGCTTGCGATGAGCTGTTCAAGGTAGGGGAAGAGAATGTGGGCTATGCCCTCACTGTCTTTCACACCCTTACGAAACGCGCTCTCACTGGCCACATATTTGAAAACAAAGCCAAACTTCAGCTCCCACAAGTCAACGGTCAACTGATGGGTAGTGTCGTATCTTTCCCTATTCTCAATATACTTAACATGACTGTCCTTCGTATGGCTTATGAAAAGGCTCACAATGTGATCATCCTCATTCGCGACTGTCCCATCTGGGTCAATGGCGATGATTGTTTGGTCGCTTATGTGAGTCCCTCTTTCGCGGGCATACTTAGGGGTCTTGGTAATATAATGGGTTTCATAGAGTCAGTTGGCAAAGTTTATGATTCAAAGAAGTTTTGTTCAATCAATTCAGCAATGTTTGAGATTGAAGAAAACCGTTTTAGAATCATAAAGTATGTCAACTTGGGTCTATTGTTGGGGCTTAATAGATCTGACGCTACTAATTCAAAGAAACCTCCTGTCATGCACCCTGTGCAACTGGGTGTGTGGCATAAGAGTTTAATAGAGGACTTCTGTGATGTAGCCTTGAAGGCTAGAGTCGACTATCTCTTTAAATACAAGCATCGCAAAGTCTTGGAGACTTATACTGGTCACTGGTATATGCCAAGGTGGTGTGGTGGACTTGATATGGTTCCGGTCGGTGGTTACACATCCGAGCAATTAGAGGAAGGTTTCTTCCTGCGACAGCTGCTCGGGACTGCCGGCTTAGTTCCGCCCCGTATCCCCGTCGATAAGAATTGGATCCATTTTGACCGTTTTAATGGTATTATCAGAAGAGAGCTCCCCCTAGTAGGTGAATATAACTATTCGTCCTATCAGGGAGAGGAGCTCTATGGTAATGCCTTTTTAGCGGTCACCTGGAGAACGTTCTTATCGGAGGGGGTCAAGGGGCTCTACAATCCTCATGAGGACTCCTGGCAAGGCCTTGCGGCTGAAATGACTAAGTTCAATAACTCGGTCAGACAGCTTCGCGGTAAGTCAGGTCTCAAGTACGGGAGGTTGGAGCCTTGGGAAATGAACCAAGAAAAGAAGGAGAAGGTCACGCCCCTTATAGCGTTTTGAAGGATGTTGGAATGGCAAGATGTCTCAACTGAGTAAAATGATCCCTTAGGGTCTCAGTGAGTTAGAGTTACCATTCCTTCGCCGGAGTGGAGTCCATTAAGATAATTAGATATGCTAACTTATTGTGAAAATCATGCCCCTTTGAAGGTAGGGTAACGATTTAACTAGAAAAGTCAGAAATCAAAAACTTAATAGGCTCCACTCCGGGGGGGGCCCTTCAGCCCCCGCGTCCCCTGAGAACAATGGAATAGAACATGGATCAATTTGGTACAAACCTATGTACAGGGTCCGACACTGAGGTACTGTGTCTTCTTTGTTCTAGAAGACCCAGTCAACTGGTAACCAACGATTTTGTCCCTCAAATATCTTACTCAACCGAGCTAACCACAATTATTGCGGGCTCTGGCGAGACAGTATTTGAGTTTGGGGGGCTGTGACTAGGAATTAACCTAGGTAGCAATCAGTTGGGGTCCAGCGGGTGTCGTAAATGTACGTAGATGTGGG